TGACCCCAGAAGAGGTCGCCCGCATCACCGGCAACGAGCAGCTCCAATTCAACGCATCGCCCCAAGACATCCGGGGCCGCTTCGACATTACCGCCGAGTTTGACGCGCGCCTCCTCGACAACGAAGCCCTCGGCGCAAAGCTCGACTACTTGGCCAAAGTGCTCGTCCCGCTCGACAGCTTCGGCGTCATCGACCGTGCCGGCTTGGTCAAATACATGTTCCAAGCCGTTGACCCGAATCTCGCCGGCCTCTTGGTCCAAGACATCGGCGCCGCCACCGCCGCCGAGCAAGAAGACGAACAAACCGCCTTCGCCAAAATCGCCGCAGGCACCGAACCCCCGCTCAAAGAGGGCGGCCAAAACGCGCAGGTAAGACTGCAAACCTTGCAGCAAATCATTCAAAGCAACCCCGCCGTCCAACAGCGGTATCAGCAGGACGAGATCTTCCGCTCAATGATCGACGCGAGAGCACAAGCCTTCAGCTTCCAGCTCCAGCAGCAGCAGAACGCCGTCATCGGCCGCACCGGCGCCCAGCCCGCGCTGCAAAAGCTCCAGCAAGACCAGCAACTCGGCATGACCGCCCAACCCGCCGCCTGATTATAGCGAAATTAGAAAGTTTATCCCGTGCATCCTAACATCAACGTCCGCAACGTCGCCGGTCTCAATATTCCCCAGCACGACTATCTCAGTATCTCGTATTACTCCGGCACCAACAACATTCAGACGGTGCAATACAAGGAGGGCGGCAGCACCGGCCAAACAGTCGCCACGCTGACCTTCTCCTACACGACAAATCCGCCGACCACTAACGACGCGGACCTCGCTGCCGTCACCCGCTCTTAAATCTCCAATTTCTAATCTCAAATGCCTTGGACGTTTAACCCCTTCAGCGGCACGTTCGATCAAAAAGGATCGGGCGGCGGCGGTGGCTCTGCGTTCTTCGCAGGCGAAGTGGCAACCTATGCCGACCTCCCGCTCGACGGCACGGCCGCATTGGATAGCCGCTGGCTCGTCCGCTCGAACTCCGGCACCTGGCCCTTCAGCTCCTACAAACAAGCCGGCGTCTATGTGCGCAAAGCCACCGGCGGCACCGACCGCAACGCCGACTACCAGCTCACCGACACCAGCTTCTTCGACGTCATGAGCGACGCCGCGTTCCTCTTATTTGACGACGCCGACGCCACGAAGAACCTCAAGTTCCAACTCTCCGGCATCACCACCGGCCAGACCCGCACGCTCACGGCCGCCGACCGCTCCGGCACCAACGTCGTCTCCGACACCAGCGCAGGCAGCGGCAGCGACGTGGTCAACAACATCGTCTCCCTCACCCAAGCCGAATACAACGCCATCGGAAGTCCCGACGCGGCCACGTTGTATCTCATCACCGATCCCTGACCTATGGCCCTCTTGCAAAAAGGTTATCTCGGTGCCACGCCGCTTTGGCGCGACATCGCGTGGTATGAGGACGGCTCGCCGCGCATCTTGACGCGCACCGGCAACGTCACCCTGACCGCCAATTCCTCCGCGAATACCAAAGGCGCCTACGCCCAAGCCATCGCTTCCACAACAGCCAATGCGTCGATGCTTGGCATCTTGGTGTCTGGCGTGGCCACCAGCGCCACCAACACCGCGACGTTGCTTGACATTGCAACCGGCGCCAGCGGCAGCGAAACCGTCATCATCGAAAATATCGCCGTTGGCGCCAGCACCGGCACCTACTTTGAGGTGCCGTTCAAAATTGCCAGCGGCACCCGCATTTCCGCCCGCATCCAATCCGTCGTCACGGGCGGCAAAACCGCGGTCATCAACGTCTTTCTCATCGACGCAGGCGACTATGCCAATGCGCCAACCAGCGTGGACACCATCGGCTCCTCGACAGCCAACAGCCAAGGCACCAGCTTCAGTGGGGCCAGTGGCACATGGGTCGAAGCTATCGCCTCGACGACTCGCGCCTACCGCGCCGTCACGCTGATTCCGTCTTCGCACGACGCCGACATCGGCAGCTTCTTCAACACGCCCATCGAAGTCGGCGTTGGTGCCAGCGGCAGCGAGGTTGCGTTTGGCGACCTCCTCCATGCGTATGTCTCAACAGAACAGTCAAGGGGCGAGACACCGACTTACTCGCGCTTCGGCCGCAACATCCCTTCCGGTTCCCGCCTCGCCGTTCGCCATTCGCTAACAGCCAATCCCGGCCGCTACGGCTTCACCCTCATCGGCATCCCCTAAGTCATGCAAAACTGGCACCTCCTCTATAACTCCACGACCGGCGAGTCCGTCTCGATCGGCACCGTCATCGCCGATCCGCTACCGGAAGGCATCACCGCCCTCCCGCTCACCGACGAGCAAGGCGAAGGACTGCAAAACGGCACCCTCATCTGGGACGCCGCCCGCCGCACCCTCATCCCAACGCCGCCGGCCGCTGTGACTGCCGCCCAATGGGTTGAGCAGCATTTGACCAGCACGCAGCTCCACGCCCTGAGCGACCTGCGCCTCTCCCTCGTCCTCGCCGGCAAGCCCCTCGGACCGCTCATGCAATCCCTCCGCGACTGGACCAGCCAACTCATCGTCGCCTCGGCCGCCGATCCATCCCCGCGCAACGACTGGCCACCGGCCCCGTGCACCTACGCACAAGCCAGCAACGAAGCCCTCGCCGACCTCAACCCCTTAGCGCCTTAGTGTCTCCGTGAGAACTGTCACCTTACAATCCATCCTCCTCCGCGCCTGGCAGCGCAGCGGCAATGACGGCTCGGACATCGCCAACATTCCGACCTCCGCTCGCACCATGCTCGTCGCCGCGGCGAACGACGCCATCGAGAGCTGCTGGACCTGGGCCGATTGGCCCGAATTGTGCCGCATCGAAGAGCGCACCATCCAGGGCAACGCCACGACGGGTTGGTATATCGACTACGAACAAGTCGGCGAGACCGCCATGGGCGAAGTCTTCAACATCTACCGCGACAACCCCAATACCCACGCCGCGCCCCGCGAACTGCAATACACCCTCTTGGGCGACAGCATCCGCTTTCCGGACGACACCGACATCCCCGCCACCGCCTGGGTCCGCTACCGCCTCCGCCCCGACACCTACACCACGAGCAACCTCACCGCGACCGTCCCCGCCGTCCTAAGCAAAGCCGTCGGCTACTACCTCACCGCCAGCCTCCTCGAAGAAGACGGCCAGCTCACGAAATCAACCCTCATGGAAGAAAAAGCCATGAACGAACTAGTGACCGAAAGAGATAAATTTTACTTCCAACAAAACCAACCCCAAGCCTGGTCCGCCCGGATCGGACATTATTAAGCGGCCCAGGCAGACCAAAAGACCAAAAGACTAAAAGACCAAAAGACCAAAAGACTTTTCTGAACTGAATACTGCCAGCCGAGTCCGCGAGACAGGTTTGCAGAGCAAACCAACTGATACTGCTAACTGCCAACTCCAAACCCTATGCACCCTAACGTAAGAACAACCAACCGCCAGAACGGCAGCGTCCTCATCGCCGACACCAACGCCGTCACCGGCGAATTCGTCAGCATCGACAGCCTGGACAACGCCACCAAATTCGAAGTCCTCACCGGCAACAGCACCGGCATCGCCAACCTGACCAGTGGCAGCGCCACCGCCATCCCATCCGGCACCACGATCGACGGCATCTTCACCGCCATCAAATTGCACGCCGGGTCCGTCATCGCCTACCGGAAGTAGGCAGAGACTAAGAGCTGAAAAGACCAAGAGACCAAGAGACGAAAGACCCGAACCGATGAGCATGCAGTATTTTCATCATAACTTTTCGACGACCGAGAAGGGCGTGATCGGCACCGTGACCAGCATTGGTTCAAGCGTCTTCAGCATGCTGCCCCATTTGGAAACCAGCCTGCGCATCGCGGGCCTGCTTGTCGGATTTTGCGTCGGCGTGGCAACGCTCATCAGCGTGCTGCACGACGTTCGGAGAAAAATGAAGGAGAAATAAAACTATGCGTAACTGGAAAACAACGACCATCGGAATCCTCACCGCCCTCATCGCCTTGGCGACTGGCGCGAAAGAGTTCCTTGCCACCGGCACCATCCCTGACATCGGCCTTATCGCAGCAAGCCTTATGGCTGCATGGGGATTAGTGGTAGCAAAAGACGGCACTGCCCGCCTCTGACTCCATGCCCACCCGCGTCACAAAAGCCATTGCAGTTGCGATCCTCGCCGCATGCTGGGCTGTCGCTGCGGCTGGCTGCGTGACGGTCGGCTATGACTTCTTGAAGCAACAAGCCACCGTCACCTTCGACGCCAAAACGGTGAAGGAGCCGTCCAAGTAACTCCAAGCTCCCAGCTCCACGCTCCACGCTCACCCATGATCCCGAAAAACCGACCACAGCAAAAACGCGCAGACACCTTGAAGCAGCTCGCTGCTCTCAAGGTGAGCGATCCCGTCTGCCTGGTCGGCATCAGAGGATACTTCCGCGACACGATCGGGGCGGTCGGAAAGAACGATCTTAACCGTTTCGATGATGCCATCATTTTGGTCAGCCCGAATGTGCATGCGGCGTGGAATGCCAACGTCGATCCGTCCCGCCTCGGCTACAACGCCAAGGCCGGCAAGCAAATGGCGCAGCTTGCTCCGGGAGTCTACCGCTACAAACTCGGCAAGCACGGCATCCGCCGCGGCAATCCCTACAAGGCGCTCGTCCAGGCGGGTCCGGTGACAGTGCTTCGCGGGGAAGACAAAGAGACCGGCTACTTCGGCATCAACATCCATGCCGGCGGCAACAACCCACTGCGCACCGAATCCGAAGGCTGTCAAACGCTCCCTGGTCGCCCCGGCCAAGCGGGCAGCCAATGGCAATCCTTCATCTCCCTGGTCGAAAGCGAAATGCGCCGCAACAACGCCAAAACCGTCAGCTACGTCCTGACCCATCCCCGCAAAGACATCTCCTAACTCGTCACTCGTCACACGTCACTAACCACTTCTCCTTATGGCCAAAACAATCGGACAACTAACCCAAGCCACAACCCTCGCATCCGGCGACGAGTTCGTCATCGAGCAAAGCGGACTGACCAAGCGTGTCGCCGCCTCTGTGGTGCGCGGCGGACTGGTCAATGCGGATGTGGATGCGGCGGCGGCAATCGCCTTCAGCAAGCTCGCGGCCTTGGACAGCGCCAACATCCTTGTCGGCAACGGCAGCAACGTGGCGACCAAGGTTGCTGTGACTGGCGACGTGACGGTGAGCAATACCGGCGTCACTACGCTGGCTCGCCCACTTACCTTGGCCACCGCTCAAAACACTACCAGCGGCACCAGCATTGATTTTACCGGCATTCCGTCTTGGGTGAAGCGGATTACGGTGATGCTTAATGGGGTTAGCACCAATGGCAATGACGCCAAAATAATCCAACTCGGAACATCGGGAGGCCTCCAGACTACGGCATACAATGGAGCCAGCACATTTATTGGCTTAAATGCCGGAAACACGCAGGCCGGTCATGCAAACTTTACTTCTGGAATAGGCGTCAATTTTCCGAATTCGGCAAATGTCATGTATGGAAATGTCGTTATTACGCTTCAGAATGGGAGCGACCATACATGGACAGCGCACGGAGTTCTGTCCTTGTCTGACGCAGCTTATACCGGCCTCGTGGCCGGATCAAAAACGCTGTCTGCCGTATTGACGCAGATCAGAATTACAACAACCGGCGGCACCGACACCTTTGACGCCGGTAGCGTCAACATCATGTATGAGGGCTAACATCTAAATGTCCCTCGAAAGCCCCATCCTCAGAGACGGTGATGCCGGATTCGCAGGCTATGCCTCGCGCATCAATCCGGTTACGCTGCCCGCTGGCATGCTCCAGCTCTCGGAGAACATGCGGCTGGATCGTGGGGTTGCGGTAACGCGCAAGGGAGCCAAGCGCATGGCGGACGCCATCAGCGTGGCCAGCTCGCCGCTCACCGTGCCCTTTGTGCTCAACCCTGCGCCCAATGCGCCGGTGGTGCAGAGTGTCTACAGCGGCGGCATCTTTGCGGCCAGCGTCTACCGCTCACCCGACCAAGTGCAGTCGGCCGAGATCGTTGTGCTGGCGGGCGGCGACCGCGCCTACACGATTCTCTTGGACGACAACCAATCCTTCGCAGGTGTCTGGGCGGGCGGCTTTCTGGTCACTGACACCGGAGAAGAAATCGTGGACGAGAACGGCGACACTATCGTCATCAGCGTGCTCCCGCAGGAGCTGGCCTACCCGACATCACCGGACGAGGTCATCGAGCCGACTGACACGATTTCCATGACGCAGGCCAACGACCGCCTCTACCTCTTCCGCGAAGCCGACGCCTCGCGTCCGGGCTGGGTCATCAAGAACGTGACCACCGGCGGCATCACGGTGGCGTCCACCACGGCGACTGTCAACCTGACCGGCCACGGATTCCCCGCCGGTGCCCGCGTGCGCATCGAGGGGAGCAATGTCGCTGCCTTTGACGGCGTGGAATACGACATCGCCACGTCCTCAACGAACTCTTTCACGATCACTGTGCCGAGCGGCACCGCGACCGACGCCACGACCAGCGGCCGCACCATCCGCCGCGTCAAATGCCCTCTCTACTGGGACGGCATCACCACATCCTTTGTCCGCAGTCCCGCAGGCGTGCCCGCCGCTGGCCCGACCTTCAAGACCATGCGCTCAACGCCTTGGGGCACCTACGTCAACAACCGGCTGGTGCTTCCTGACGGTAAGAACAACGTGCTCATCTCGGACATCCTCGACGCCAACACCTACGATCCGTATTGGCAGTCTTTCCGCGCCGGTGCTGGTTCCAATGACTTCGTAGTCGCGGTGCATCCTTGGGTCGAAAACAGCTTCCTCGTCTTCTGCCGCAAGTCCATCTGGCTGGCCGAGGTCAATCAATTCGCCAGCGTGGACGGCGCCTCTACGGCCATCGACACCGCTCTCAGTAAGCTCACGCTCCTCACCGATGAGGTCGGCTGCGCGGCCCGCCGCTCCATCGCCACGGCAGGGCAGTTTGTCTATTTCCTCAGTGACTCCGGTGTCTACCGCTTGGACAGCCGCCTTGACCTCAAGTTACGCGGCGACACCAAGCCTCTCTCGGACCCCATCGCCAACCAGCTTGACGACCTCAATGCGACACTCCTCAAGAACTCGGTCGGGCTATGGTATAGCAACCGCTACTACCTCGCCGTCCCGCTGGCCGGTGCCGACAACAACAACGGCGTCTTCCTTTACAATGCGCTGAACGACCAGTGGGAAACCCGCGACATCTACGGCTTCGGCGTGGATGACTTCGTTGTCGCCACCCGCGCCAACGAGCGGCGGCTCTTTGTCAGCAACAAGGCCGGTCGTCTCATGCTCCTCGACGAGATCGAGGAAGGCGACCAGTCGCCCGACGTGCAAGCCGATGTCATCACGCCGGTCCCCGGCCGCATCGTCACCCGCCGCTACGGCATGGGCAGCATGTCAACGAAACGCTTCGTCCGCAGTCTCGCCGATGTCGTCTTGCCCAACACCGCATCGGTCACGGTCAAAGCCATCACGATCAACCCCGACGCCACGATCACGCTGGTGCCGGGGCAGACCAACACGTCCGGCTTGGCAGAGGACTACACGCTCAAGCAGCCGATCCGCGCCAAGGCACACTACGCCGAACTGGAATTCTTAACCACGGCCAACCGGCCGGAGATACGCAACGTCTCAATCGAGGCGGCAGGCCCGAGCAACCCGCCGACTGAGACACGCAACGCAGCTTAACAACTAAGGAACAAAATCATGGCAACAGTTACAGCAGGATACAACTGGGTGAGTGGCGAAACTGTCACGCCCGCGAAACTCAACAGCGCCGCCGCGCCGACTGTCGTTGTCGCTGACAATGAAGTCACGACCAGCAAACTCTTGGACGGTGCCGTGACGAACGTAAAGCTCGCCACCGGCATCGACGCCAGCAAGCTCACGACCGGCACGCTGCCGATTGCGCGGATTGCGGATGGTGCAGTGAGTGCGGCAAAGTTGGCGGCGAAGGTTACGTTTCCGAACTATGGCGCAATTTCTACCATCACCTATGTATCGGGGCAAAACTACCAAGCAGCAACGGACGGGTTCATACAGGTTAATGCCTTCGGAAGTTTTAGAAACGGTGTGGCAATACGGGTTGGCCTAACAAGTCCGGCGACACATCTTGTTTGGGTCAGCGGAAACAACGTCAACAGCAACAACTGGTCTGTAAGCTCTGGACTTATTCCGGTGCCGAAAGACGCCTATTACCGCATTGACGATGACAACTCTGCTGGAAACACGGAGTTTTTTGAAACCGTAAACGTGTATTGGTTTCCTGTCATTGCCTAACCGATGACCCCATGGCAACGCGCAAAACACTGGTGGGACAACCACTCGACGCAAGACTTCTGGGAAGTGGTCGGCGAGCATCTGTCGTCCGGCTTAGTCCACGCCACGCCGGAAGTCTTTTTGCTCGCAAACGAGGTGCGATGGAACGCGGAGGAGAAGCGCTTTGAAAGCGGCGAGCCAAATTGCTGGTTCGTCACTCTGGCTGCTGCTGTTGGCTGCGCAAACCCTGTGCGGGAGTTTATGCGTGTGGCGACACGGCCGCAGCAATACGCGGCATGGTGCCGCAGAGGCAGCTTTGAGTCGCGAGTCTACGATTGGAACAAACTAATTCAGAAAACAGGAGGATAATACTATGGGAGGAAAAGGACCAAGCGCACCCGCGCCACAACCAGTGCCAGCGGCGCCCGCGCCGATCGATTACGACAAGATGGCCGCCGCGTCGATCCGCGTGGCCAATGCACAGATTGCCGCAGAAGAGGAGTCGATTAAGCGGCTTTATCCGCAATACATCAACATGCAGTTTGGGACCGCCGACCAGCTCGCCGGTCGCCTCAACAACGAATACCTCCAGCGCACGCGCGGCGTCATCGGCGAGGAGCTGGCAGCAGCGTCCGCGCCTAATGCCATTGAGGCACAGCTCCAGCGGGATGCGGAGTCTGAACTCGCGCTCGGCCGGTCGCTCTCGCCGGAGCAGATGCGCGAAGCCTCGCAGTCGGCACGCGCGGCGTTTGCGGCTCGCGGGCTGGGCACCAGCATGGGCAGCAGCGCGGCCGAGATCCTTAACCGCGATGCCTATGGGCAGCAGCGGCTGGATGCGCGGCGTGGGTTTGCGGCTGGCGTCAACCAGATGGATCTGGCGCGCAGGCAGCGGCGGATTGGATTAGCTGGTGCTTATACCGAGCTTGATCCGTTCCGTCAGTCGATTGGTCCGGCGTTTGGACTGGGCGCTTCGACGCTGAGTAACACGACAGGACAGGTTGGCAACATCTTCGCCAACTCTCTGCAACAGTCCGGCAACGAGGCCAGCTTCAATACAAATATGCTGGCCTCCAATCGCAACGCCATCCTCAACAACAATGCCGCCATGCAGGCCGCAGCAATGCAGGCCGGTGCTTCGCAAAACGCGGGCATGATGGGGATGTTTGGCGGGATCGGCGGCGGTGTGGTCACCGGAATCGCGGCGGCTTCTTTCTAATGACCTACGAAGACAAAGTCTCCTACGCCCACCGACTCATCGAGCAGTCGCTCGTCGAGTTTGGCAATCCGTGCATCGCCTGCTCGTTTGGCAAGGACAGCATGGTGGTGCTGGACTTG